CTCGACTAATGAATCAATTTGATATATTAGTTCCGGGCTCTCCCTTCGAGGAAATAGCCACCGGCAGCGCAAGCTGGTCCACCTTCTCTCCATATTCAGTCACTAGTGACGGACGTGGATGCGAGGGGGACCTAACATTGGAAGTAGACGAACAAAAATACGGCGAAATAATGTTACGCCTTGGCACCAACAATAGGTTGGACGAGAGGGCACGCATTACATGTGTGCATAAGGCTACTAGGCTCCATGAAGAGATCATGGGATCGCATTGGACTTTTGATGTACCTGGCCGCGGAACTGCTATCAGCTTCCGTGCGGATGAGAAGGTGGAAATGGATGAGTTGGCATTCCAGACGGCTTACCAGCCGTTGCTCGGTGGGGATGCAACTGGCAACAAGACGACAGCTGGGGCTGCATTGGTCGCTGCCCTTGGACTGGTGGCCAATGTGGCGCCCAGATCGTTGGTGAACTCGGTGCAGGTGCTGCGGAACGGCGGCTTGCAGATGGATCGGTTACTGGTGCGCGCGGCCAGTTTGCTGTGGTCGGTTTGGTTGCGCTCAGGGCCTAGAAGAATGAACGGCGTACCTTTTATGCGGCTCGAGCCTCCGACCACTGTTCTGCTGATCAATGCAGAACACCTGGGCACCTTCCTCGCGGAGACCGCGCAGGGCAATGTGGGCTTCATGATGTCCCCTGACCGGCCGGCCACGGAGGCACATAGTGTGCACGCCGTCATGAGTGCGTTGCTAAGCCGCAGTGTGACGTGGCCGGCCGGCCTGAGCTACACCGCGGACCTGGTTTGGCCTGAGATTCTCCCACGTGACAGGCCGGCACGGATCGGTTACCTCGATCGCTATAACATGCCCGCAGGCATGCAGCCATTGACCCCTAATGATATATTTGTGGCGATGGAGTGCCTGTGTGCTGACTTTGGAGTGCCGATCTCCAGGTTTGATCACTGGGTGGAAGCTGTGGCGGTCCTGTCGCTACGCCCCACGTTGGGGGTCCCCCTGGGCTTGGCCAGGGGCCTGAACTTGAAACTCCCCCCATCCAATTTAGGGCCCCTGGTGCTGACGGCCATGGTGGAGAAGCCTGCGACCACTACGCTCTCTTTCTGCTCGTCGCGGGAAGGGAACCTGGTGCCCGTCTTCAGCAGGGCGGTGAGGCGGGCTGATGCGATTAGGCGAGGCTGGTATGTGGTGGCGGAACTAATGCGTGACCTTCCCAGCTCGGTGACTAACAGGGCCGACGCGGAGTTCAGGGCGCGCATCCAGACCGGGATAGGGGCCAACGCATTTTGGCAGGTGGTTGCATCTTTGGTAGCCGCTAGTGGCCACGGTGGATCCATCGGACGGTTCCTGGCTAGTGCCGTGCCCACGTCTGACCCATGCCCACGGCGGGAGGGATACATCTGCGCCCCGGTGGCCATGCGGGCTGTTCCAGAGTGTCTGCCTCTTGCGTGCCTGATGCATCCGCCCCCCCACGTGGGGCCCCACCACGGCATCCAAGCCACCAGGGTGTACCGGATGTGTACGGCGCTGGGTGCATTTGGTGACGGCCGCCAGCCGATGATGCTGTCGGCCATGATCCAGTCGCAGGATGGCTCCTTCCATAACCTGGACCCGGCAAACTGCGTGGCTGACATGTACCCCATGACCGTGGCTGGCATGGTGGTCAGTTGGTCTGTGCAGCAGTTGGACCCGGTGATGGCGGTGATGCTGGGCCCCGAGTGCAAGTTCAGGTCCTCTGAGGCCCGATGGATGGTGACTTACCAGGCATCCCTTGAGGGTGTCACCCCATATGCACACGTGGGCCCATACCACCCGTCAACGTGGCCTTCATTGCTTGGAGCATTCACTGTCGCTGGACCCGGGCCACCGGGGGCTCCTTCGTCGAGTGGTGGGGCAGGTGATGCGTCTACGGGGCCCCCCAGTACGCCCAGCGGTGGCTACGCATCAGGTGAGGAGGAAAGGAAGGATGGGTCGTATGTCAGTGGGCAGGGCGGCTCAACTGGTTCGGGTTCCGCACTGGGTGGCGATGTGGCCACGTTTCCCACCGACGCTACTAATGTGTCCGATCTACATGTGGAGGACGTGTATGGAGAGGTGTCGGAGATGATTGCCCAGTCAGCCCCGGGGGCGCTGGTATCAACAGTGGGGCGTGGCCTCTTCCGCACGGTGCGCGCTGCGGTGGAGGAGGTGGAGCGCGTGGACCCCGGCATCTTTGGAGACCGCACGGATGAGCACCTGCCTGTTTCCCAGGATGAAGAGATAGAGGAGGAGGACGGCCTGGAAGGCATAGACGAGGACGCTCCGGTACCCACCCCGAACGTTTTGGAGTTGGCATTTCGCGTGGATAAGGACGCAATGGCAGCGCGGGGCATTGTGTCGCAGCTGCACGGAGTCCCTTATCAGGAGGCGTTCGCTGCAGTCAAGGCCCTTGGCTCGCGGCAGGCCATGACGTTCATGATGTCGACACGTACCATCGGCACCTCTGGAGTAAAGGAGATCCAGACCGTGGAGGAACTGGTGGCCACCCCAACCGTGGCGGTGCCCACTCCGGCGATCACCATTGCCCGTCGACGCTTGCGTGATTACTGGCAGGCTGGCGGTCTAAACAGCGCTGACCGTTGGTCCACTGAGGAACTGGAGGTGATCCGCATGATGTGCACGGACATTGACCAGCTGCGTGGCAGGGAACAGGGTGACAAAAAATCATTGGCCACTATGATCAACAGGGGCCCCTACGCAACCCTGGAAGGGGTTGACACGGCACTCCGCATGCGCGGTGGGGGGCCGGCGGCGTGGTTGGCTGCTCAGGCGTCGGTTGTCACGGGAGGGATGGCCACTGCGGCTCCGGGCTGCTTCCCACCTGATCCTCCGTGGGACCCCGGTGAGCCCTTGGAGTGGAAGTATGACAATGTGACCATAACCACCAACTTCGATGCTGATGCCACCTCAGTGATAATGACTCATGACGGGAAGTTTGCGTCGACCCGTCTGTTCAGTACCTACCAAATGCCGATAGCTCCAGTTGCAATCCGCAATGCCCAGGTGGCGGCGACTAGATATGTGGTTAATAGAGCGAGCAGGCTGACAGAGGCGTGTCAGTTGGTCACCACACTGCCAGCTTATCAAGTGTTGATACCGCCTGTGCCAGCGGTCCTGGATAGCTTGGTGCAGGAACTGTCTACCCACAGTGCACGGCAGTACAAGGTATGCGTGTCGGGGACTGACGGCTTGGCTAGGGTGTTGACCCGACTCCACGGGTCGTTGGTGCAGCGTGACAGGGCCAATGAGGGCAGGGCGCGCGCGAAGGGTGAGAAACCGCCAGAGCCGTCCGCAGGGACTCTGCCGTCACATATAATGGCTGCCACTGTGCAGTCGGTGCCAGGCCAGGGTAAGTACTCGAATGCGGCATTGGCCACGGCGTCGGTGGTGTGCTTGGATTGGGCTCGAGCAGCGCCCAACAGGGCAGACTACGTGTCCTTGGTGGACTCTGCTTACGGGTTTGCCAACATGGTAGATCTGAACCAGCTGTGGGACTGCGGCCCCAACCATTCATTATGGGAGGTGTTGGCAGATGAGCAGTGCTCTGCGTGGGTGGACTCGCCTCAGCTCAACCCCGAAGCAGCGAAAAACTTGGCCTTGGGTGGTGAAGTCAAGGCGATCGGCGCCAGGTTGCCACAAAGCCTGATAGGTGCTTGGCGTGACAGGTTCATGGGGTCCGTGGGTGCGGACCGAATGATGGCATACGCAAACAAGCTTCGGGTCATATTGGATGACGAGGCCTCCGCAGTTGATATGGCGAGTCGGGTTGTGATGGCTACTGGGGACATGTCACCCATGGAATACGTACGCAGCAGGATTGGGCTGCAGTTCCGCGGATGCGGCGACCGGCACTGTTGGTGTGACGAGGCGGTGCACACGGCGCGTGATTGGAGCAGGTCATCCGGTGGCGCCGCGAGCTTCCCGCGGAGAGCGCGATGCATGGCGTCCACACCCTCAGACACGTTGCCTTGGATAACACGGGCCATGTGGAAGGCACCGTCCCCTCCTGTCAATGCGGTGGACAGGCTGGTGCAGACCCCAGCATGTGTGTCGGTTGAGGACATGCGGTCGATAGTGGACGAGGTGGTGCTCACCCCTTCATCATTGGAGGACTACCCTGAGCAAATGACCAACATCCAATTGGGTGGCATGCCCATTAACTGTACCTTGCGTATGGCAGCCTATGCGCTAACCGAGAGTGGCATACCATACTGGACGCCGAAGTGCAATGCGGCCCCGCAGATGCAGTGTGCGTTCGTGTTGTGGTCTGCGTCACTCTCACCGCACTTGCGGTCAGAGCTTGAAAGATATGGCATGCATAGGGCCCCATTGAAGGCGTGGATGCTCTGGGAGCAGGAGTGCGGAACCTTGATCCGCAGGTGCGCTATGGTCGGCACGCTCAAAGGTAACGAGTGGCTGCAGCTCCGTCGTGTGGGGGCCGTGTGCGCCAGGCACGCGATCAGGGCGGACTATGAGGGTGAGGTGATCAAGCGGGCGTCGCTGCCCGTGGTAAAGACGGCCCTCTTCGGTGAGTATAAGGAGTTACTCCGGCGGCAGCTCGAGAGAATATCCACGCATGCCGTCGCTGCAGTGCTGCGTCGTGGCGATTCTCGTACCTTGCTGGACGAGTGGAAGATGCGTGCCGTCTCGGCACCAACTGGTAGTAGCAGTATGGCCCAGGTTCTCGAGGCAACTGGGCGCGGTGGCCCCAATGCAACCCCCAGCGACCGGGCAAACAAGAAGGCTGCGCTTAGTGCCATGCCCGAGACTTGGCTGGTGGGTGCACAGCGCCTCTGCCACATAAACCTCGCTCGGATGAGCACCAAGCCTGAGCCACGCAACAAGGCCAGAACATTGCTAGCCAGTGGTGACTACACCACTTTCGTAGCAACCCATGGCATACGCGGGATGGAAGGAAGTGGCAACTATGGCGGCATGGCAGCGAGCCAACGGCCAGAGGTAATAGGCGAATGGATAGAAGGTGTGAGCAAAGTCAAGCGCGGAGTGCAATGGTCTGCTGACCTTGATGATTACAACTGGCAGCATGAGCTGTGGGAGCTGGAGCTAATGTGGTTGGAGCGGGCGCGTGCGTATGAGAGACGGGGCACAACCGTTGCGCGCAGCCGCGCAAATAGTTGCAGACGGATCGCAGACAGTTTTAGGCGGAGTGTGATGCTGTGTGAGGGCCGGGCCTATCGGGCATACATAGGCCTTTACTCTGGCCACCGAGGCACCACGTTGGACAACACCACTAAACATGAGGCAGATCGGCTAATAGCTTTGGGTCAGATGGAGCGTATGGGGATGCCATCGATTCATTACTATCCCACGGAGAGTGGGGACGATGAGTGGTTGTTCACTGAAGGGTGGACAGAGGGTGCTGCTTACATCCAGACGTGCCGGTTGATGGGGCTGCGGATGAATGCCAGGAAGCAGCTGTGTGGTGCTAAGCATGGCGAGTACCTACAGCGCTGTGTTAGTGATGACGCAGCTCCCAAGCAGCCTTTGACTGGGTTGCTGTCGACTCTGGTGACGGGCAATTGGTACAGACCCACTGGCACCTGGTTGAACGCAGTGTTGGATGGTGCCACGGCGGGTTGGCTTGAGGCTGCAGCCCGCGGCATGCCAAAGGTGGCTGCGGCGCGCATGTGCGGGATGATACTGGATCAAGTGATGCGGGATCCAGCCACTAAGGCGCAGTTGGCGTGGCGCCGTCATGCGACCTACAGCCCTGCTGGAACTCAGCTGTTCGGGGAGTTCCCAGGCTATGAGGGCATGGTCCCACCCGACCTGGTGGTGAGACAGGAGTTCCGGCGGGCATGGGTGAGCCATGGGGTCTCCGACTACCTACGGACTGCGGAAGCGCGCTGGTTGCTGAGAGGCATGAAGAAGGACTGGATGGTCAAGCAGTTCAAGGAGGCTGTGGCTGTTGACGCGCACGGCTCAGCGGAACAGAATCATTACAGGAATCAACTGGGGTTGGCAGTCGCCGAGAGGTGGAAGAAGGGGGATGACTTCAGGCACATTGAGTGGTGTGGTACGGAGTTGGCTCCTGCACCGGGTCTGCGGGACACCGCAATGGCATGGGCCACAGCGAAGAACGCAGGGCGGGCGATAACTGAGGAGGACAACTTGGCAGCAATGGGCATTGG